TAAAAGAATTACCTGAATTTAAAAATTATAACTTTGCTACTGAACGAAGTAAATATCTTAATTCATTAGGTATTCCTTTGAATCATGAGACTACTATTGAAGGTCAAACTATATTCCTTGCTGAGCGCGTAACAGAATTAATGCAAGAAAATCTTATTACTGATAGAACAATTATTGATGTAATGTCCTTTACAAATTGTGCTACAAAAGTAAGTTATATAGATGCGGACGCATTTAATGAATATGCTTCCAGATTTATTAGAGAATATGACTTTATATTTTATATATCACCAGAGGGATTAGGTATTGAAGATAATGGAATTCGTGAAACAAATGCTGAATATAGAAATAAAATTGATGAAACTATTCAAAAACTTTTACTTAAGTATCGTCCTATTTTTTATACTATTAAGGGATCAACTGAGGAACGTATTAAGCAAATTTTAGAAACTATTAATCATTAATATTTATTATCATGAAATTATGGAAATATATTTTAGGTGCTTTAACTTTTATAGCAGGTTTATTAATTGTTAAATCAACTAAAGACAAAAAAGAATTTGAGCAAAAAGTTGATAAAAACAAAACTCAAATTAAAAAGGTTAAAGCTAAAGCTAAAAAAGTAGAAACTGCGAAAGTAGAAACTAAAAAAGCTATCCAAGATCAAGATAAAAAAGTAGCTAAAACAAAAGCAAAAGTTAAAAAAACTACTACTGCTAAGAAAACTACTAGTGATTTTAAGAAAAAATACAGAGCTAAAAAATGAAGCATATTCTAATTACACTATTTTTATGTGTATCTAGTTTTTGCTATTCACAAGATACTCTTCAAATTCCTGCTATAGAACTTGAAGAGTTTTTTTTGGCTTTAGATACACTTGAAACTCAAGATTCTATTAAGACTATTTTAATTAGTCAACTTGAAAAAAAAATCGAGTTTCATTTAGAATTAAATGATCAAAATGAAAACATTCTCTTATATAAAGACCAAGAGATAGAATTACTAAGTGATCAAATTATTATATACACAGAACGCCTTCATCAAGTAGATAAATGGTACAACAAACCAGGAATTGGTGTTGTAGGGGGTTTTGTAGGTACAATAATTTTAATACATACTATAGATTATACGCTCCCTAAATGAGTAACCTTAAAAAAATAATAAGGCAAGAATATGTAAAGTGTGCTCAAGATCCTATACACTTCATGAAGAAGTACTGTATGATCCAACACCCACAAAGAGGTAGGATTAATTTTCATTTATATCCTTTTCAAGAAAAAGTACTTAAATTATTTGAAGATAATCCTTATTCTATTATTTTAAAATCTCGTCAATTAGGTATTTCAACACTATCTGCGGGGTATTCGCTATGGATGATGATTTTTCATGAAGATAAAAATATTCTTTGCATAGCTACTAAGCAGGAAACTGCTAAAAATATGGTTACAAAGGTTAAATTTATGTATGAAAATTTACCTTCTTGGCTTAAAGTAGATTTCGAAGAAAATAATAAACTAACTCTTAGATTAACTAATGGTTCCCAAATTAAAGCCACATCAGCATCAAGTGATGCAGGTAGATCGGAAGCTGTTTCACTTCTACTAATTGATGAGGCCGCTTTTATTGATAACATTGGAGAAATATGGGCATCAGCTCAACAAACACTTGCTACTGGTGGGGGGTGTATTGCACTTTCAACACCTTATGGTACTGGAAATTGGTTCCACCAAACATGGGTTAGGGCAGAGGCTTCAGAAAATGAATTTTTACCTATTAAATTACCTTGGTACGTTCATCCTGAACGAGACCAAGTGTGGAGAGATAGACAAGATGAACTACTAGGAGACCCTAGAATGGCAGCACAAGAATGTGACTGCGATTTTAGTACATCAGGTGATATAGTTTTCTACCCAGAATATTTAGAATTTATAGAAAAATCTACAGTTAAAGAACCTTTAGAAAGACGTGGAGCAGACCAAAATCTATGGATCTGGGAATCAGCTGATTATTCAAGACAATACCTTATCTCAGCAGACGTAGCTAGAGGAGATGGTAAGGATTATTCAGCTTTTCACATTTTTGACGTAGAATCTGCTACCCAAGTAGGTGAATATAAAGGCCAAGTAGGTACTAAAGACTTTGGTAATATTCTTACAGCAATTGCTACTGAATACAATAATGCATTGTTAGTGGTAGAAAATGCTAACATAGGATGGAGTACAATCCAAACTATTATTGATCGTAATTATACTAATTTATATTACTCTCCAAAATCTGATATGGTAAATGTAGATTCATATTTACAAGATTATGAAAATAACTCAAGTATGACTGCTGGTTTTACTATGTCAACTAGAACTCGTCCTATGGTAATAGGAAAGTTTCAAGAATATGTAAGTGATAAAGGAGTAACAATTCAATCTAAACGTTTGTTAGAAGAAATGAAAACGTTTATTTGGAAACATGGTAGAGCAGAAGCTCAAATTGGTTATAATGATGATTTAGTTATGAGTTTTGGTATCGGCTTATATGTACGAGATACTGCATTAAAATTTAAACAACACGGATTAGATATAACAAAAGCTGCTTTAGGAGCATTTTCAAAGAATACAACTCAATATCAAGGAGCATATTTTTCAACAGGAATGGATAACCCATATACAATGGATGATGGAAAAGGTGGAACTGAAGATTTTAGTTGGCTTCTGTAATATTTATTCATATATTAATAAACATGGCTGATACTAGCGTATTTACAAGATTAAAAAGACTATTCTCTACAGACGTAATAATTCGTAATGTAGGAGGGAGTCAACTTAAAGTACTTGACTTTAATAAAGAGCAATTAGCAGGTAAAACTGAAACTAATTCAATGATTGATAGATATAATCGTTTATATACTACTAATCAGATGTCGGCTTATAACCCGGCATTAAATTATCAAACCCTTAGAACCCAATTATACTCAGATTATGAGGCAATGGACACAGATGCTATTATTGCTTCTGCTTTAGATATACTATCTGATGAGTCTACTTTAAAAAGTGAAATGGGTGAAGTACTCCAAATTAAAAGTTCGGATGAACAAGTACAAAAAATTCTTTATAATTTATTTTATGATGTTTTAAATATTGAATTTAATTTATGGATGTGGATTCGCCAAATGTGTAAGTATGGTGACTTTTTCTTAAAACTAGAAATAGCAGACGAATTTGGTGTATATAATGTTATTCCCTATACAGCGTACAATATTATAAGAGAAGAAAAAATAGGAGAAAACAAAAAAGATGTAGAAGTAAGATTTAAATTTGATCCTGATGGTTTAAGTGGTGGAGGGGAATATGGTGGATATTTTGGAGGAGCCCAATACACAAGTGGTAAAGATAGTAACACAGCAATCTATTTTGATAATTATGAAATTGCTCATTTTAGACTTCTTTCAGATATAAACTACCTCCCATATGGTAGAAGTTATATTGAACCTGCTCGTAAACTATTTAAGCAATATGTGATGATGGAAGATGCTATGTTAGTTCATAGGATTGTTCGTGCTCCTGAAAAACGTATTTTTTATATAAACGTAGGTGCTATACCACCTGCTGAGATAGAAAACTTTATGCAAAAGACTATCTCAAAAATGAAACGTACTCCATTTGTAGATGAAAAAACTGGAGACTATAATTTGAAATATAACATGCAAAACATGTTAGAAGATTTTTATATCCCGGTTAGAGGTAATGATACTGCTACTAAAATTGATACTACACCTGGAATGCAGTATGATGGCATTCAAGACGTAGAATATTTAAGGGATAAATTATTTGCAGCACTTAAAGTTCCCAAAGCATTCTTAGGATATGATGAAAACACAGATGGTAAGGCTACACTAGCAGCTGAAGATATTAGATTTGCTCGTACTGTAGAACGTATCCAACGAATTGTACTTTCAGAATTATATAAAATTGCAGTTGTTCACCTTTATACACAAGGATTTGATGGTGAAGAATTAACAAACTTTGAATTAAATTTAACTACCCCTTCAATCATTTATGATCAGGAAAGAGTAGCATTAATGAAAGAAAAAGTAGATTTAGCGGCACAAATGATGGAAACTAAATTGTTCCCTACTGATTTCATTTATGATCATCTTTTCCACTTAAGCGAAGATCAGTACGTTGAGTTTAGAGATTTAGTTGGTGAAGATGCTAAACGTGCTTTCCGTAATAATCAAATAGAAACTGAAGGTAACGATCCTGTAGAAACTGGAAATTCATATGGTACACCCCATGATTTAGCTTCTATGTATGGTAAAGGTAGATATTATGATGAACCTGATGGTGTTCCTGCAGGATATGATGAAAAATTAGGACGTCCCGAAGAAAAAGTTTCTAATCGTAATACACAAGATGATAATTTTGGTAAAGATAGATTAGGATCATCTGCAATGAAAGGTAAAGAAAATGAATCGGATTCAATAAAACCCTCATATAAGGGTGGTTCACCTTTAGCTTTAGAAGCCAAAACAGCTTATTTACAAAATAAAGATATGCTTAAAAAGTTACGAGTTAATCGTAAACAATTAGTATTTGAGCAAGATAACTCATTACTAAATGAAGATAACTTAAAGGAGTGAAAATCTTTATATATTTATAAAAAAGCCCATCAATGAGAATCAAACATTCTAAGTATAAAAATACAGGCCTTTTATTTGAACTTTTAGTGAGGCAAATAACTGCTGATACCCTATCAGGAGGTGAATCTGCTTCTCTTAATATTTTAAAAAAATCATTTGCTAAAACTGAATTAGGAAAGGAATATAAACTTTATGAATCTTTATTTAAAAGTAAAAATTTAAGTAAAAGTAGAGCAGATGTTACTTTAAATACTATATTAGAGGCAACCCGCAAATTAAATAGAAGTGCATTAAGAAGAGATAAATACAATTTAATTAATGAGATTCGTAAACATTATAACTTAGGGGAATTTTTTAGACATCAAGTCCCTAACTATAAAGGATATGCAGCTTTTTATAAATTAACAGAAATATATAATTCAGACAAGCTATCTGAAACTGATGAAATTATTGCTAATAAAATAACAATTTTAGAACAATTAACTGAACAACCCATTAGTGAAAAAAAGGTAAAAGAAAATTTAGTTGAGGAATTTAGCAAGTACGATAAAGATTTAAGGATTCTTACTTATAAGGTAATGCTTGAAAAATTTAATGGTAAATATTCTAATTTAAATAAAGGACAAAAAGAAATATTAAAAGAATTTATTAATTCTATTGATAATACTCCTCGTTTAAAAGAAATTTATAATACTCGAATTAATGAGATTAAAAAAACGTTAGCTTTACAGGCTGAAGAAATAGAAGATAAAGCAACTGCAATTAAATTAGTAGAAGTAATAAAACTTCTTAAAGAATTAGATAAAACGTCTAAAATTAATAATGATGATTTGGTTAATCTTCTTCAATACTATCAATTAACTGAAGAAGTTTCTAAAACTATTAA